TTTATTAGAAGAAGCAAAAAAGAATAGTAAAACTAAAATTTCAATTTTCAACCTAATAAAACAAATACTAGATGATTGTGAAACAGTTATGGGAGGAATTAACGATTTAGAAATTGTATACGATTCCGATAAAAACGAATGGAGTGCTAGAGATATAGGTATACCTAAAAAAGTAACAAAAAAAACAGTGCCTAAATTAAAAATAACAGGTACAGATTCTTTTGTTACTAATTTATCTATTAGGTCTCAAATTAACAGTGTTATTAACAGTACATTAGCAGTTGCTGCGTCTGCTACTAACGGAGCATCTAGTGATACAAACCTATTACAGTTTAATAAAAACCTTTATAATAGGTATACTACGATTAATCCAAACAAGACCGAAGTATCGAGAGCTAATGAGGGGAAGTATTTAGAGAAAATTATTGGACAAATTGGAGGAGCATTTGCAAGTTATGCTCAAGGACACTACGACAGGAGTAAATTTACAGATAATAATTCCAACTACTATAGGTACTGTAAAGTTAGACTCGCAACTGAGCAAGATAAACAAAGAAGACAGTTTAGAGAAGTCGGGTTTCCTGGTGTTATACCTATACAACTTTCCTTAACCGTAGACGGCATGACTAATTTTGTACCAGCTGAAACATTCCAAATTGGCAAAGGAGTCTTACCAGAACGTTACGACAACCAAGTATGTTTTAAGATTACAGAAATAGAACAAAAAATAAGTAATGATAATATATGGACAACTGAAATCAAGGCAATGATGGCGTTGCTAGCTACTAACAGCCCAATTTATCCTAAACCAGTACGAGAAGAAAGACCAGCACCAGATACCTCTAATGTTTCGTATAGACCCAAAGAAAAAACAAATAGAGGCGCTATAACACCTACTAATACTCCTTGGAGTGCAGCATTTATCTCCTACGTAGCACTTAAAGGAGATTCAAATTTCCCGAAAGCTGCAGCACATACTAAATATGCACAAGCAGCTAGAAGTGCTCCTAACTGGAAAGCTTTACCTGCAAGTTCAACTTCACCTAAATTGGGTGATATAATAATTAAAGGAAGAGCCGGTAACACTCTAAACTTTAGTTCTTCTAGATGGAGCGGATATTCTCATGGAGATTTAGTTACTTATATATCTCAACCTACCAACTTTGTTGAAAAACCAGGTAAAAAATACAATACAATAGGAGGAAATGTCAACCACACAGTTAAGAAAAAATTCTTTACAGCAGATTCTGACGGTTATTATGGTAATGGTATGGTTATAGTATTAAGACCACAAGCAGGTGTAAATGTACAGGCTATGATTAATGCAGCTACTAAAGAATGGAAGGTATGGCATGAAGATACGAAGAACCAGAAGGTAGATCAAGAACATACGGCTAATAGAAGTGGACCTAGATCTCCATTAATATTTGAAAGACTAAAAACATACTGGGCATCAGTAAACTATTCTAACTTCCAAAAAGATACAGCATAATGTGGTTACCTATATTCAAATACCTGTTAAAATTTGCTAAATTAGGAATGTTCGCATTCAAAGGTACTGGGCAGGAATACCAAGGCCCGTATGTTGAGACGAATACCGGTAAATTGTACGCTGGAGAATCCCCAACAGATACTGGACTTGAACTAATTTCAATAGACAATAACGATACATTGACTATAGGAAACGTATCAACTCCTTTTGAATCTGAAACAGTATTTCCTACCCCTGAAGACTATGCAAGAGGTTTTATGTTAAGGTATTTCCTTAAAAACCGCACTACAGGTAAGATAATAGAAGTAAAAAATAACAGCTATACAAAATTAATCAAAAAGAATTACTATAAAGGGGATATTTTAAAATGGATTCTAACCAAACCAGCTAAAGACATATTTAGCCAAGGCTACTTATATAAGGGAGCTATAACTAGAAATAAAGCTAGTACTAAACAAATATCGTTTAATATAACAGGGTTAGATACATTTATCACAGAGTATGATCAATTCGTTAATATAGAATCAGATATAAAAGGATTTAAATTCGAAGAACTCCCTAAAAAAGAGAAGATTAGAATAATCAAGCAACAGAGACCTAACATACAGAGGCCTCCAAAAGTTAAACCAAAAGCATTCTTAAAACCAAAGCTTGTAAATAATGCACCCATTATCCCTATCTCTCAATCTAACTCTCCATCTGGTGGAGGATCAACTGGAGGCGGAGGCGGAGGATTAAATCAATCCTTTGATGAAGTAATTAATGACCCTGATAATCTATCCATGGGCAACAACCAAAATAATAATTCAGCAAATAACTATTATTAGTTTGTAATTTAATTTATTTTTCTTATATTATGTAAAAGGTTATAATAAATGTTTTATATAGTAGAGAAAGAATCTAAGTTAGAACACTTAGGAAGGTTAATGAGATTAGGTTGTTATGTAGATGTTATACCTACACATGACTTATACCATCCTAAATTAACTTCTACTGTAGCAGTCTACGTAAGAATATTAAAAAGTCAGCATGGTTACATAATTCCTATAGACCATGAAGAAGGAATTAATGTAGATAAACAACGTATCTACGAGCTGCTTTCTAACTGCAATAAACTATATACATTAGATAAGAAAAAACTTCTCTATCATTTTAATTTACAGGGAGCAATAGACTTATCCTTACTTCATAGTATGGTAAGATATGAAAGATTAGACATATCTAAAACTAATTCAACTGTAAATTATTTTTATAATAAATTCAGAGAGTTTCCACATATCAATAAACTTATACCTATATCCAAACACTTCGAAGTATGTGAAAAAGCCTATCATGCATTAAGTAGTGTAATAGATATGGATATCCCCTCTGGATTTGATTTTTATAATAATACGGCTACTAATGTATTTTTCCTATTAGAGCAACACGGTATTGGTATAGATTATGATAAATTCGTAGAGAACTTTACCCCAAGAGACCCACTTTACAATATTACTGATAATAAAGTACTAACCTTTTATAACCTATACAATGCAACCTCTAGACCTACTAATGCTTTCAACAGCGTTAACTTCGCTGCTATACCTAAAAGCGAGCAACATCGAAACTGTTTCCATCCGACCAATGACTACTTTGTTGAGTTTGATTTTGATGGTTACCACCTTAGGTTACTTTGTAATCAGATTGGATTTGAACTTACCAATGAATCTGCTCATAAGCAACTAGCAAAGCATTACTTTGGTACAGAGGACATAACAGACGAACAGTATAAGGAAGCTAAACAGATTAACTTTCAAGCAATATACGGTAAAATACCAGAGGAACATAAAAATTTAGAGATATTTAAACTAATACAGGAGTATATAGACAATATGTGGTCTGTATATCAGGAAACAGGTATAGTATGTAATCCTCAGTCAGGTAAACCATTTAATACTAACTTAAAAGAAACACATCCTGCTAAGTTGATGAATTATATGATGCAATCGTTGGAAACCTCAAATAATATTCTTATCTTAAAAGAAGTACTGCGATACTTAAGAGGTAAAAAGACTAAGATATCGCTTTACACATATGATGCTATCTTGTTTGATTTTAGTAAAGAAGATGGGAAAGAGACTTTATTTGAACTGCAAACCATATTAGAATCTAATAAACAATACCCAGTCAAATTTAAGTACAATAAAAATTTAGTTTTGTAGAACAGTTTATATTTATAATAAATGCGAGTTAATACGGATTTTTCAGTCGATTATGATTTCGACGATATTTTTTTAAGTGGTGATATGAGTAACAAACTGTTTTGTACGTTTTCTACCCAAGAGGATTTAGATAGCGTTCTTACTTCGATACAGGAAAGATATAAGATTATATATAGTAAGATTTTTGTACTTTATTCTAAAAGTCAAAATGAGTATATATGTACTTATAACGTTGATTTCGGTAATGTCTCAGCTTTCTTAGATAACACTATACTAGTGCATAGAAAGAAGGAAACAAATACCCTCTACACAATCAACGCTCTTAATACACTCATCAAACAGCTCAATAACGGTCAATTGGACTCTTCTTACAGAATTAATTGGGCAGATTACAAAAACTGTGTGCTTTTAACTAAAGGACCAGAATTAAAAAGGATAAATACTAAATTATTTAACATAATACAGTTGGATAATTGATATTTTATTCTTATATTAATAGAGTAATACATTTAAAAATAAGTTATATATGGACATTAATGCAATCAAGGCTAAACTAGATGCCTTAAACAACACCGGTCAGGATAGAGAAAAGACTGACTATTCTAAGATTTTTTGGAAACCACAAGTAGGAAAACAAACGTTACGTATTGTACCGTCTGCTTTTGATCCTGCTTTCCCTTTCAAAGAATTAAAATTTCACTACGGAATTGGGAAATACCCGATGGTAGCACTCTCTAACTTTGGTAAGCAAGATCCAATTGAGGAATTTGTTAAAGAGTTAAGAAAAACGAATGATAAAGATAACTGGTCTCTATCAGGGAAAATTAGTCCTAAAACTAGGATATTTGCTCCAGTAATCGTTAGAGGAGAGGAGGACAAAGGAGTGAGACTTTGGGGATTCGGTATCACTATTTATAAAGCATTACTTGCTTTAGCTGAAGATGAAGATATCGGAGACTTTACAGACGTTATTAACGGATGGGATATGGTAGTAGAACAGGTTCAAGGTAACCCTTACCCAGAAACTACAGTTAGAATTAAACCTAAACAGACTCCTTTATCAGATAATAACGACTTAGTAGATACTTGGTTAAAAACTCAACCTAACCCAGTAGAAGTACATAGTCAATACGATTATGATTTTATAA